CGATGATGTTTGTTCTCATGTCCAGCTTTGCTGTTGAGTTTTCAGCCATTGCCCGGTTAGCAACAAAGTAATTGCGGTCAGTGTGTATGGCAAAGACTCCAGAAAGCTGTATGTTTTTCCATGTGTCGGTAAAGCCAAGGGTGATGTTGTTCATTAACATGTCAACCTTAGCCATCTGGGTTACTTCACCGACATTAAAAAAGGTCGAACTAATTGAGTTCTGGTAAAAGTACTCCCTTGGCTCAACTCTGATTTTCCACTCTGATCCAGTCCACTCAAATGCCCATCCAAGGCAAAAGATTTTGTCAAGGTCTTCAAAGATGGCTTTCCAGCTTGTCCTTAATGCGCCAAGTCCATTCTGACCATCTGCCTGCCTTAATCTCAGGCCATTGGTCAGGGCATTGTTCCAGTAACAGCCATCATCAGCCTCACTAAAGCAATCAGACAGCAGCTTATTGTTGCTGCCAGTCATTACATAGATGCTCCTCCTGAGCCATTGCTCAATGGTCAGGCAATTGGCTGTGGAGGCATACTCTCCTGAGTTGACCTCCTCCAAAGTTATTGTGTAGCCCTTGTATAGAGTTATTTCAGTCGCTCCCCCAATTGCCAAATCCGGTAAAAAAAGAAGAGATAATTTAATGCCTGTGGCAATGGTTACCGTTCCTGTGTAGGTAGTATTAATGACCTCAACATCACCAGGATTAAGTGTTGCAGTATGCAGACCTATACTTGGTGGATACGGTTCTGGAATATTGCCATTAAGCTGAAGAAGCAGTAGGTTATATATGGATGGATTTGGCCCAGTACTCTCCGCTCTCCAATGGATAGTAATTGTGTAGGTAAATGTCCTTGATGTAGTGCCATTATTGATAAATATCGGGCTATTACCAAGGTTGCCAGCTCCCGTAAAAAAAATGACATTAGTATTAGGAGTGCTTCCAAACTCCTGAGTAAAGTCAGATTGCTGCCAGAAGGTAGGGGCAAGAATGAATGTCTGTAATGCTGGCCCGGCTGTGTTGCTAATAGTGTTAGTGTAGTCATCTAAGTTCTTGCCATTAGCCTGAAGGTACAAGTCTTGCCTGTGCAGCCTGATCTCCTTTTGACTAATGGCTGATATAGCATTGTCATTCAAATCCGTTGTGCTGGTCAGGTCAATCTCCACATCCTGCCGGGCTTTGAACTCCTCCCTAAAGTTGTCATCGATAATGCCAACCGTTATCTCCCAGCTATCAGTGTCGCAGACATTATGCTCTTGATAGATTGCCATGTTGAGAAAGCCATCAAACTGCCAGGCAGCATTATTGTAGCCTACATCTGAGGTAATGGTTATGGCAATCGGCTGATTAATGAAGTACTTGTCATAGATGGCCTTGATATACTTTGCTCCCTTATTATAAAACTTTAATTCGGTGCTGAATGGCTGGTCAATGCCATGACTTTCCATCCGGATAGCAGTGAACTCAATGGCATCCCAGCCTATGGGTTCTTCTACTTCATTGCCATCAAGGTAAAACTTCCAATTTGCCATGTAGCAAAGGTAAAAAGAAAAAGCCCCTGCATCGCAAAGGCTGTTTCACTTGATCTAAACCAATAAAAGTACCTATGACTATTGCGAACTTCTGAACCGGTTGTTCAAAATCTTAGTTGTTCTTCTCTCGGTGCGAATATACTTCTCAAATCCTCGCTCATCCATATTAAGTTGAGTGATGGGCAGAGACTTCAGAATGCTGCCTAATTCATCCAGCTTGCCCACCATTGGATTGGCTGTTGTCTGTCCTCCTGATAGGCGATTAGCCCAGAACACTTCCTGCTTGCTTAGGCTGGAATTAGGGATAACCTGAGAGCCTTTAGGCAGGTCAACCAGGGTGGCAGTGGGTGGTGTGAAGTAAACCTTGCCTGATTTGGTTACTACCTTCTCCACACCTTTCTCACCTACCATTGCCAGACCTCCTTCAAATGGCTTGCCTTTTGTACCCTCAGCAAATTCAGGCACTGGCTGAGCCAGGATAAATCCAATCTGGGCAGCCTGAGCAGTTAATGTTAGCGCAGCTAAAATTGGATTTACAGTTGTCCATTTTGCAATGATGGCAGCAGTTTCAAAAACTACTCTGGCAATGGCTGCTGCTCTCTCAGCTTCAAACTGCTTGCGCTGAAGTTCGGCCTGCTTTTGCTCTCTCCTGGCATTGATTTCTGCTATCTTTTGCTCGTTGCCATCGGCTAAGGCTATCTCTGCATTGGCTCTTTCATTTAATAGGCTAATCTCTTTGCTGATTGATTGAGAATACAACTGAAATGCTCCGGCTGCTAATTGATTGCCTAACTCAATGGATGCTGCCTTAATTTCCTCTGCTTCCTTATATTTTTTAACTTCCTTATCAATTGCATCATTATAAGTGTATTTGTATTGAGAAACGAATTTTTTCATTGCTGCCAATCGAGAGTCAAATAATTTTTTGTCATCCTCTTCTCTCTTGGCATTCTCTTTGGCTAAAAAGTCAGTCAATGATATGGCTGTTAACTTTTCCTTCTCAACCGCATCCTCATAAGCCTTTGCTGATGCCTTGGCTGATAGCTCAGCATTGTCTACTTCAATTTGTTTAAGACCAATTTTCTTTTCTAAAAACTCTTTTTTAAGGTCATAAACCTGCTGTTCATAAATTTTTTCCGCAGCAAGTGCAGCAGTAGGGTCACCTCTTAGCTCACCTAATAACTTGCGCTGTTCCTTCTCCAGGTTAAGAAGCTGCATGCGGTCTTGGAAGTTCTGCTTTTCAGCTGCCAATCGCTCCTTCTCTGCTTTCTCGGCAGCTTTTCTTGCTTTTTCAGCATCTGCCTGCCTTTGCTTTTCAGCATCAGCTAATTGTTTGGCTGTCTTAGCTGAATTTTCAGTTCTTATCTTAATCTGTTCTTCTGCTGCTGCTATTCTACCTTTATAATTGGCAATATCAAGATTAGACTGCTCAATTATTTTCATTGCCTGTATTAACTCAGCACTACCTGTTCCGAAATCAGCTGCTGCTGATCTCTCAAGTGAGGTAGCTTTATTGGCAATGGCTGAATATTTAATTAAATCATCAGTGCTTGTTTTTAAACTATCCTTTTGTTTTTTGACAAATTCATCTAATTGGTCATCTGTCATTTTTAACATTTGCTGTTGATAAAATTGAAAAGCTGTTAGTTCGGTAGTTGCAAATCGCTCGGCATCACTTTGTGCATTTCCAAATAATTTATTGATGCTATCCATAAAATCGGCAGTGATTACCAATGCATCGGTTAGTATTGGCTTCAGCAATGTGCCTATCTTGTTAAGAAAGCCATCCCAGGCATCGCCTAAGTTATTGACCTGACCTCCCAGAGTACCAGACACAGCAGCAGCTGCCCCGGCTACACCTTCGTAATCGCCAAGGCTAAGAATGTACTCTCTGATTGCCTCATTGGTGAACTTAGTCTGGGTTTGAACTCCTTTAAAGGTGAAGGTAACCTGATCTCCTGCTTTTTGCGCCCGGATGCCAAACTCCTTCAATCGCTCAAACTCACCTACCTGAGCATCAATGATGGCCTCGGTGAGCATGTCAAAGTTTTTACCTGTGCTGGATGCCAGATCGCCCAGCTTACGCATCTCTTCAGTGGTAGGTTTAAATCCCTGATTGGCAAGTTTGACAAAGGATGCTGTCAGCTCCTCCACCGAAAATGGAGTTGTTTTAGCAAATTCCTTTATGCCTTCCAGAGCAAGTGATGCTTGCGCTCCACTGCCTAATGTGTTTTTAAGTACTGCTGCCAGCTTTTCAAATCGGGCAGTCACATCAAATATAGCTTTGCCAAATCCAACAACAGCAGTAACAGTAAATGCACCGGCTATCATCGGCCCAAGTGGGCCAAGTTTGCTCATCATTCCACCGAGGCCACCCTGAGCTTTGTCGAATGCTCCTGATAGCTTGTTGCCGGTTTCTGTTGCCTGCTTGCTTGTATTGCTCAACTCTGTATTGAATTTCTTCATTGAGTTGATGGCATCCTGCTCCTCCTTGGTCAGGTTGTCAAAGCTGGTTACTGCCTTGCGCAGATCAGTGTCATCAATGACATACTTAATTTTTATTTCATTACTGGAAATCGCCATTGTCAAGTTGTTTGGCTCAAAGATAGCAATTAAAAAAGCCACCGGAATCCAGTGGCTATTTCATAAACTAAACCTATGTTAAAAAAAACCTACTTCTTCTTTCTCTGTTCAGTCAAAAAAGTGCTTACAATGAGGTAGTATTCGTAGACTGGCCTTTCGACCAGGAATTTAATTCTTTGAGCATCTCCACCTGTGACTCTAAACTGCTCATCAAATCTCTGTCTATGCTGTCTGATGATTGAAGTCCAATAATGTGCTTCAGGTTGTTTAGGTTTTGAATTGTTTCTGCTTGCAAATAGGTCGGGAAATTCGTGCTGTATTCGGTCAAAGAGGGCAGAAAGGCGTACTCCGGCAGTTTCAAAAAAAAACCTTCAACATCATTGTGCTTCATCCAATGCTCCAGCTTCAGCTTGTTGTATGGGTACTGGTAATCTAATGGGTTCTCATGCTCATCAAAGTAGACAACAGTTGCCAACTTCAGCTGCCTGGTCATGCTCATGGACATCTCCATCTGCTCCTTTAGCCGGGAGGCAAGGATGCCTATCTCATATAGCTTCTTCTCATCCTTCTTCTTCTTGTCCATGAGCAGATTAATCAGGCCATTGTTCCAGCCTCTTAAAAAGTCTGGGTTTATCTGCCAGAGTTCTTCTGTGAATATATCTCTGGCTGCAATTGCCCTCTGGAATGGCACATTGACTTCTGAACTGAAGCGGAAGTAATTGATGCCACCAGATGTGAAGGCAAACTCAATCTGATCCCAGCGGTCTTTCGGTGCTACTCCTTGGTAAAGTATTCGGCCATCTTGCTCCGGTACAGCAGCTTTTTCTGGAGTCGGTTCAGGAGCAGGAGCAGGAAGTGGTTTAGACCTAAAAATATTGAACATAGATAAAATGGATAGTCAAACATAAGGCAACCGATGAGCAGGAACTGCCAAGCACCGGAGCAGAAAGGGCATTCACCGAGTGGCTTCGCCCAGATGGTTGGTAGCTTCTGGATTTGGCAGAGATACCACTGCCCAAGTGGGTGGTCTTCCAGCAGATAATCCAGGAACAATGAGAAGGATGCGCTGAGTAAAGCTATCAGAGCCAATGTCAGCAGGCTCGGCATCGTGTGGTAATTCGATAATGCAACAGCCTCTGCGCTTGCCACCGCAACTTGCATCAATGTCATAGTTCT